AATTTAGCGAAACCGGCGACTATAGCCTCGACGAAATCCCCGTCGTCCCCATCTACAGCAACCGCCGTGGCATGTTGCGCTCCCTGCCGCCACTGCTCGACATCGCCAACCTCAACCTCACCCACTACCAACGCCAAGCCGATCTAATCCACGCACTCCACATCGCCGCAATGCCCACCCTCGTCCTCGAAGGCTGGGACGACACCACTGGAACGGCAACGATGGGCGTGAACTATGCCATCGCAATGCAACCGGGCAACAAGGCTTACTACGTCCAAGCCGACGCCACCAGCTTCAACGCCCAAATGGAGGAATTGAAGTCCCTCGAAGGCCAGATGTCATCCCTCGGCGTTACCAAACTCTTCGGCCAAAAGTTTGTAGCCGAGTCTGCCGAAGCCAAGCGCATCGACCAAGCCCAATCCAACAGCGTCCTCTCCATCATCAGCCAAGAACTGGAGAGCGCGTTAAACCAAGCCTTCGCATTCGCCTCCAAGTACGTGGGCATCGAACCACCTACTGTGCGAATCGACCGCGACTTCGACTACTACCGCCTAATTGGCCAAGACGTTTCAGTTATCGCCCAACTCAACGAAAACGGCAAGATCAGCAACGAAACCATGCTGGAAATCCTCCGCCGTGGCGAAATCCTACCCGACAACCTCGACATCTCCGAGGAACTGGGACGTATTCCTGCCCCGACTACTGACCTAGAATAGAGCCGTCTATCTAGTACACGATTGTGTCTGAAGAGCAACAAGTACAGCCTCCTGTGGAAGCTGAAGCACCCAAGCCCGTGGCTGAAAGTGCCGACTATGCCGCTCAAATTGAAGCATTGAAGGCCAAAAACGCCGAGCTTATTGCGGAACGCCGCAAAGACCGCGAAAACCGCGACACGCTCCAATCCCAAGTAGAGGAACTCCGCAAAGCCCACGAAGAGGCCAAGACCGCCAAGTTAGCCGAGTCTGGCGACTACAAAACCCTCTGGGAAGAAGTCCAAACCACAGTAACCGAATTAAAGCAGCAATTAGCCGCCAAAGAATCAGAAATGGACGAGCTTAAGCAGGGCTATTCCAAACAACAACTCCGCGCATCTACCGTAAGCCAGTTATCCCAAAGCGGTGCATTAGCACCCGACCAGCTGTATCGTTTGATAGAGGATAATCTTCGCACCAAAGACGGACAGCCTGTGGCAGTCGTCGGCGGCGTTGAAGTTCCGGTAGGCGAGTATGTCGCCAACCTAAAAAATCCCGGCAGCGGTTACGAGCACCATTTCGCAGCTACGAACCGTTCCGGCATGGGTGTTGCAGGTAGTGCCCGCTCCACCTCCCTTCCCGGCCAAAACAACCCGTGGTTGAAAGACAGCTGGAACGTAACCGAGCAAATGATCCTTCTCGATAAGGATCCCGACAAAGCGAGGTTACTCAAAGCTGAGGCTGGCAAGTAAGCCCCCGTGGGGCGACCGTCAACCCGACTCCATTGGAGCTAACTAATGTCTTCCTTCGCTGGAAACTACGGCTCAGGTTCAACTTTCCTGTCGAACCTGGTCGCCCGCCCCGAATTTCTTGAGTACACCGCCGAGGGCATCTTCGAGCAATCGAAGTGGATCCAAAGCGGCGTAGTGCAGCGCAACGCAGCCCTTGATGCCCGCTCCGGCGGCACTCGTGTGCGCGTGCCTTTCTTCGACCCCATCGCCCCCACTGAGGTCCAAATCCTCAGCAACAACACCTGGGGCGGTGGCGGCGGCTACCTGGTGCCCGAGAACGTGACTGCCGACGAGCAGATCATGACCATCCTGCACCGTGGTTTCGCCTACGCCGCAGACGACCTCAGCAAGCTGGGCTCTGGCGCGGACCCCTTGGCTCACGTCCGCAACCAGCTGACCGCAGCCATCAACAAGCTGAAGACCGCCACCCTGTCCGCCCAACTGCTGGGTCTGTTCGGCGGCATCTCCGGCGCTGGTGTGCTGGGTGCTAACCAAACCGACAAAACCCTTGCCGGTGTCCCTGGTTCGCTGAGCGAATCCAACTACCTGAACGTGGGCAACGTTGTTGCCGCCAAGTCCGTTCTGGGTGAGCGCGGTGATGAGCTTGACTCCATCGCAATGCACTCCAACGTTGCTTACTACCTGCAACAGGTTGGAATGCTGACCTTCTCCACCTCAGCACTCGCCGCAGCCGGCGCTGTGACCTGGGGCGGCGGCGGTGTCGGCGTGAGCGCCACCGAAGTGCCCTTCTTCGCTGGTATGCGCGTCGTGATCGACGACCAGCTGACCTACCTGACCGGCGGTACCGCCACCCACGCGGTGAAGTACCCCGTCTATCTGTTCAAGTCTGGCGTCGTTTCCGAGGGCATCCAACAGGATCTGCGCCTCGCCGCTGACCGCAACATCCTCTCCATGCAGGATGTGCTGGCCATCGACTACCACTACGGCTACCACGTGACCGGCACCAAGTGGGCCGCCTCCGGCGACAACCCCACCAACGCCGCAACCACCGGCAACCTGGCTGCAACCGCCTCCTGGAACCTGGTGTTCGGCAGTGCCAAGCAAGTGCCCGTGGCACGTCTGCTGGTCAACACCCCCTTCGACACCACCGCTTACTCCTGATCCATCAGGCAAAGCGAAGGCCCCCAATCACGGGGGCCTTTTTTATTGCTCAGTTTTTACCCAACCGAATCTCCTCTTGCGCCTTGAACACCTCACCCGTGTTCATCGTCATCTTGTACGACTGCAAGAACAGCTGATTGATGACGTCATAACTCACCTGGAGCGTCTCATGGATCTCCTTAGTCTCCATAAGTTCCTCATTACGAAGGCGGCGAATCTCCAGCGCCACATCTTCAAGTTTGCGAACCTCTTTACCCGGCAGCGCAGGATTTACGGCGGGTTTTGCTTCCGGCTTAGATTCAGAGGAAGCAGCGGACCTACGAGCAGGCATGGAACTGGTACGTCTTTACATATCACAGGATAACGCCCGCCGATTTCTTGACGTCCCACAGCATCTAGTAGCCGAAGCCCAAGTCGAGGTTGAAATGGCCGGTGGATCGGTATATCACATGTCTGTTTTACCGAAAACCCGCAAAATGAAGCGAGCTAGACTTAACAGAAGACTGTACTGACTGTCGTGGCTGCTGTCGTCGATGCCACTTTGAGTGGAGCAAACTCCAATAGCTACGTGACGCTGGCTGAGGCAGACGCCTACTTCGAGACAGTCCCCCATGACGAGCACTGGACCGGCTCCGATGACACCAAAAACCGTCTGTTAATTACAGCAACCCGCTACCTCGACGTATTTACCTATTACGGCGAGAGGTGCGAGACGACCCAAGCCCTTAAATGGCCCCGCAAAGAGTTCAAAGTTGACGGCGTTGAACTTGCCTGCACACTTATTCCCGCCCAGATCAAGACCGCAACCTTCGAGCTAGCCCACGCCCTTCTACACGACGGCAACATCCTTACCCACAGCACTGGGAAAGGCAGCGTCTACGAAGAGGTTGAGCTTGGCGACCTCAAAGTCAAGTACAACAGCGACACCCAAACCCCCGGCGTCATCAACAACATCCTCGACATTTTCCCCTGGCTTGAATCCTTCATTGGCGCCTACACCCAAGCTGGAGCCACCAACTACAACGTGAAGTTACTGCGGGGCTGATATGGCACTGATTGACGACACATTCGGCGCAATACCGGCCCAGATCCTCGCGGACTGGGGCATCGACATCACTTACATCAAAACCACCACACCTCGCACCTACGACCCAGCCACCGGCACAGTCACTGGAGCGGACACCAACGTCACCGTTAAGGGCGTAATCAGCCGCCTCACTCCCCGCGAATCAGAGGGCCTCTACCAAACAACCGACATCAAAGTCATCATCGGTAGCGCCGAACTCAACGGCTACTACCCCACCGAAGCCGACCGCATCCAGTACCCACAGGCTGGAGCGACCCGCGAAGCCAAGATCATCAGCATTTTGACCTATCGCGGCGACAACCCGGTTTATCACACCCTCATTGCGAGGCCGCAGTAATGGCTAGAGGTTTTGGGGACGGAATAAACAGATTTAGACGTGATATGGAGTCTCTCCCTTTATTTGGAGCGGTAAAGGCGGCGGAACGTACTGTGGACGAACTGCAGAAAGAGGGCCCAAGTTGGACGGGCCGCTTTTCAAATTCATGGCAAATAAAAGGGCCTCAGGGGCAGTTGGTCAAGGGCGATGGAGGTACCGGAGATCCTCGCCCACTGAGATTTATTGAAGGCCCTTTTACGGGGCCACAGACAGTGGCTACTTTATTTAGAACAAATATTTTTAAGGACAAAGTCGTCTTTACTATTTCAAATTTCTCTCCTCATGCCGCAGAAGCTATTGATGCCGTTGAGCACGACAGAAACTACTATCAAAGAGGATGGGACATCTCTCCTGATGGTCCCGAGACCAGTCAAGGACGAGCGAATTTCGATTTTGTAGATTCCGGGCGCAAACGATCTAGTACACGAGGGGATATTGGTGGCGGTGATCCCCGTAGTGTGTCGAGTCGGACTGCCCCGTTGGACTGGTACGCAACTTTTGCTGAGGGAGGGCGCCTGGATAAAGCTATTAAGATTGAGATGGATGCCGCACTGCGCAGGAAGTTCAGATGAACTATCAAGCAATCCGCGCTGCTGTCGAGTCGCCGCTACTCACTGCCTTCAATAATCTCGACCCAGCAGTACCCGTCTATTTTGACAACATCACTGCCGTCCCACCCAACACAACGACCGAGTACGTACGTGTAAACGTGACGTTCGGTATTACAAATGAACCAACACTTGTGACCAGCGTTGACAACGTGCGTGGAGCGATTGTCATCCGCGTTTTCACCGAAAAAGGCCGTGGTCCAGCCCGCAACCAGCAGCTAATCAACACCGCCGTTACTGTATTAAACACACTTAACGACACAGGAAAACCATCTACTGGGGTATTTTTTAGAGTAGGAGACATTAACGGTCCATCTTTTTCTGCAACAGATCAATCGCCTCACTTTGTGGGTAGGATTGACACAGGATATGTTGCAACGGACCTGTCATAAATAGGGGCTAACCTGTAAGAAGCCGGGCAGTGCCCGCGACACTCCCCATTGTTAGGTTTTCTCATGGCAACCGTCCTGTCGGGCACCTCCGGCGCCCTCTACTACAAACCAGCCGGAACTTCTGTCACCACCCTCACCGCCTCCGCTTTCCCCTCATCCGGTAGCGACATCACCGTCGGCTCCTACCTGGGTTTCCGCGTCAACGATCCTGTCACTCTGGCCTATCCCGGTGGAGCGACCACTACTGGCGCGATTGCTGCTGGTGACTACTACGTGTTGACCTATGTCGAGTCAACAGGTGTGATGACCGTTAGTTCCACTGTCGGGGGTTCCGCAGAGTCAGCAAGTGCTGCACCAACGGGCTTCGGTTCCGACTTCGCCAGCATCACTTATACGGCTGCTGAAGTTGTCGGTCAGGTGCGTGATTGGAGTTTTGAGATCACTCGTAGCGAGATCGATGTTACGACTATCGGTCAAACTGTTACCGGCACTGCTCCTTTCCGGGCTTATATCCCTGGCTTTGCTGACGGTTCCGGCTCGGCCACCGTCTATACCACCGACGACGACAGTCTGCTCTCCAGCCGTCTGATTGAAGACGTGATCCAGCGCGAGCAGAACGGTGCAACGATGAAGCTCTACATCGACCGCATCATGAGCGGCGCAAGTGTGGACGACACCGCCAGCCGTTCCATCGAAGTTCCCGTCATCCTGACTTCTGCCAGCCTGAACGTGAACCCCGACGATGGCCAAAGCGTGGCTATCAACTTCCGCCCCAGCTCCGCCCCGAGCTTCGACTTCACCAAATCCTGATAGTCTGATACAAGCAGATGTACTGAGCCCCGGCAATGCTGGGGCTTTTTTATTGTTCTTCGCTACAGTACAAACACATACATTTGTATTCCATGCCGGTCCCAGTTCGCGCGATTGACCGCCTCCGCAAAGCCGCGAATCTCGAACCAGCCAAGAAAGTTGTAGAACTTTCCGACGGCACCACATTTGAAATGTGGGTCACACCTTTGACTATGGCCGAGCGCGAACGCGCCCAACGCCAAGCCAAATCCGATGATGCTGGTGCGTTTGCCCTCCAACTCCTAATTTCAAAGGCTCTAGACGAGAACGGCAAGAAGCTTTTTGCCGCTGGTGAGATTGACATCCTTAAAAACGAAGTCAAGGACAAAGATCTCCAGTCCTTGATGCTCGCCATCCTTAGCGAGGATGAGAACGCTGAGGAGATGGACCCAAACTCCTAAGCGCGGAACTTCGCAAAGACAACTGGCTCATGCTCCAATTTGGCGTCGCCAAAGAACTAGGCATGAGCCTGTCCGAAGTCCGCACCACAATGACCCCCGAAGAACTCCTTGGCTGGAGCGCCTACTTCAAGATCCTCAACGAGGACCAAGAAAAGGAGATGGAGAAAGCTCGCCGCCGTCGGTAA